CCTCTGTTTTGGAAGTTGCCGCCTGTATGCCAATTGTTGATGGTAACCGAGGAACCAAAATATTTTCTGTAAAACTCCGCTAAGTCAATCAATCGCTTGTCAATTAGCTTAATTGAATCTACGCCTTTTCTTTCCCAAGTTGCTTTTGATACAAATTCTCTGATGTCGAAATGTTCACTTACTTTCATCGGTTCAATAATTCTGTTACTAATACTTTCAATTCGTCAATTTCCTGTTGCTGTAATAGATTGATTTGTTCCAGGTGAGTAATCCTGTCATCCTTGCTTCTTTTTTCTTTAAAAAGCGAAATTAAGAATGCCAAAACAGAACCGCCAATTTTTACAATTTCATCCACCGGTATTTGCCCAGTTTTTTTGAACTCATGTATTTGTTTTTGCATGTTACCTTACTTTACCATCAATTATTCTGTAATTATTTACCTCAAAAGATCCATCGCCATCAATCTCAACTATGGCAAATCCATGATTCCATTTGGTATAGGCAAATGGTCGATACTTAGGAGTTAACTGACATAGGCATCCTGTGGAAAAGCAAGCCATAGAATCGTTTCTTAAATTATTCTCGTGATGCTCGGAGGTCTGATGGTTATGCCCTGCTAATGTAGAGGACTTTGCTCTAAGAAATAAACCTCTAGCCGGGTTGACTGGACTGAAGATTGACTCGCCAAATTCGTGTCCATGCACTACTATCAACTTGCCCATAATTGCCTTTTGCCTACCTTCAATGTAAGTGATGTTATGCTCATCTAATTTAAGGAAATTCCTTAGATTAAGTTCCGGTAATTGAGCCAATTCAGGAGACTTCTCATTCACGTATTTCTCTAGCCTTTCCTCGTGATTTCCAGCCTTGAAGTAAATCGGAACGCTAAAGTTAGATTTAAGCCAGCCGATAAATTCCCAAAACATATCCCTCTCCTCCTTTACCGACATCGCTCCTCCATCCTTCGTGAATCGTGAAGCCTGATAGAAATCCAAAATATCACCATTAAGATAAAGGCTATCAATATTATCCTTATATCCTTTCTCAAGAGCAACAGAAATAGCATCAATGTCATGGTATGGTAGATGTATATCGGATAGAATTAATGGTTTGTTTTGATTGAAGATATAATCCTCTGTGGATATATTTACCGGTTTAACGGCAAATTTACCATCCCAAGGTCTTATGAATTGAGGATTATTTCTCATAGCTTTTTCTTTACGTTTTGCTCCAGCACTTCCTCGATAATATCGAATACTTGACCTAACATTATCAATATTGAAATGTGGATATTTGTCCACGATCATCTTAGCAATTGTAAGAGTTGGCGCATCAGGGAATAAAGTTAAATGCTCCTTAACTGCTTCCACAAAAGGGGCTGTACTTGCCATTTTACTCTTCGCTAATTAACGAATCTACTATTTGTCTAATGGTAGATGAGAGTAACTTGAAAACAAGCAATCCTTTAGCATTTGCCTCAATATCATAAATCATTGCACAAGCTATAACTGCATTTTCAACGATTGGATAAATGGTATTGAAAATGCGATACCATTTTGGTGAAGGTTTGTCGATTTTAAGCATTGTCTTTATTTTTAAAGAATTTGTAAATTACAATTGATGAAGCCGCTATCGAAAATATGAAAGCAAACAACTGAAACCATGATAAAATTTCCGCTGATACTCCCACTATCATTGGAATAAAATATCCAAATATGGCAGTTAAGATGCTAAGGATAGCCGATACATTGTAGTGGTGATGTGTCATTTCAATTGCCAATTAAAAAATCATAGCACCCTTGGCTTTTTTCTTCGAAAATTGCTTCAAGCTGCAGCCATGTTTTGTTTTTGCCGACATTGAAAGTACATTCAATTGTGGACACACTTTGTCCAACTTGATAATTTGTGGTAAGATTTACGTTCAACGAATCCGCCGAAATAGGCTTAATGTAGTTGTAAGTGTAACCAATGTAAGACACTTGGCTAAATGCTGCCGAACTTGATAAAATTGCGGCTAATGTGAATAGTTTTTTCATGGTGTTTATGGTGTTAAAGTTACTTTGTATCGAACGCCGCCGATTGTAAAATATAAGAATGAACCATCGTATTCAAATGCTCCATTTTCAGGGGTGGTAAGATTCGTTCCTGATGTTAATTTCAAAGGAGCAGTTCCTGCTGTTGCCGTTCCAGCACCGATATGTAGGTGTGCAGTTGGTGCTGCACCTGTCTTGACTGATGTAGATTGAATTAGCCAATTGCTGGTCGGAAAAAAATAGGCGTTAATATTTCCTGTATTATCATCCATAATTGAAAACTCGGTTCGATAAAGAATCGACATCCGCATTGCAGCACTTCCCGCATCATTGAAGAACCCAATTGCACCTGAATTTCTTCCATTGTTTTGAGTAACGTGAAAATTAGTCGACCAGGTGGAGTTACGTGCTATCAAAGGAATTATAGCAGTTGTGCCTCCTAATGTCAATCGCTTGTTGGCAGATGAATAAGTGATGCCGTCATCTTCGCCATACACGCCTGCGTTGTTAAAGGCAATTCGCCCCGATGTTCCTGAAGTGATGGTAGTTGTGCCTACGGTGATGCCTGATGAACCGGTTCCTGTTGGACCTGTTGCTCCGGTAGCACCTGTTGCACCTGTTGCGCCATTACTTCCATTTGAACCACTTGGCCCTGTTGGTCCTGTTACTCCAAATGTTCCAGCCGAAACCCATGACCCATTTCCGCTAGCATCGGATTTGAGGATGTAGTTGTTTGTTGCTCCGGTAGATAGCTTGAATTGACTTCCTTGAATTGAATCGCCTTTAATAGTTCCAACTACATGAAGTTTTTTCGATGGCGAAAAGGTTCCAATCCCTACATTGCTTTTAAAAGTTTGAGTTCCGTTGAAGTTGTATGTCTGCCCAAATGTAGCAAGGCAAAGAATTGAAAATAGTATTGTAAGTTTGTTTTTCATACTGCAATGATTAGGTAGATTTGTCCATCTTCAAGTCCGCTAAGTCCTTCAATTTTTCCGTCGATTGTGTTCAAATCGTCTAAAATTGTGAACACGCCCTTAAAGATGTTATCTAAGATAAGAACGGCCTTAGAAGTTCCAATTAGTCCGCTTTCGGTGATTTCTGTGGGTGTTCCAACAATAGTTCCGCTTATAAATCCAAGAGTAGCTGCTGTAACTTCCTGTTTGGTAGCCCAAGTTAATGCACCACTTGAATTCTTAGTGAGAATCGTGTCATTGGATGCGCCTTCAAATCCTTTGGGATTATGAAGTTGGTCATCAGGTAGTTCTTTATGCAGCAGTCCCATTTTTTTAGTCTAAAATAATTCCAAAACCGATTTTCTTGTTAGTGTTTTGCCCACTAAGATATAGAGGGAAAGTAGTTGAATTTTCGTTCAAATAAGTCCTTAATATTTCAGCATAAGAATCGGCTGTTCTTGTTGCCTCTGCTTTGGTATTTGCGTAGCCCGCTTGGCTTACTTGGTTTCCGAATTCATTTGAATGCTGAACTACGCCGCCCGATCCTGTTTGATTAAATACATTGATTAGCGAATTGGCATAAGAATACCAAAACAACGGCCTCTTGATGTAGTCATTAACCAAAATCAATTCGCTTGCTGTTAAAGTATTGGCCGCCTTGTGTGCGATAATTAAATCGTAGAGGTCTTGGCCTAAGATTGGTTTGATATTGTTTAGTTGAGCCAACTCAATATGAGTATTCTTAACCAAAGATGTATCAGTCTTGGTGAAGGTGAAGCACTCGGCCACAACTTCTGCGCTAGTTGCTAGTAATGTCTGTGCCATTTATTAATAATTTTGCTTCAATATCCGAAAACCCAAATAAAACTTTCAAACTATTTATGTAAGATGATTTTTCAATTGGGTTTATTGCTGTTATTCCGTTGGTTAGAATAGTTTGAAAAATACCTAATTGAGAATCGCTTACTTTATCTGTAATTTTGGTTACATTGCCAGGCTTGTTGGTAATGAATCTTAAATCAAAACTACCTGCATTGGTAAGTGCAACTATTGATTTTAAAATTTCAACAAACTTCTCTTGAATTTTCGAAACGTGCTTAACTGCAATCTCATATTCGTGTAAAACCTGTTGAGAATTACCAAGTTTTCCTTCAGTAGCAATTCCAGCTAATGATGAAAACCATTGGCTAGCTGTAATTATAGTTTCGGTGCAGATTTGCTTTAACTCTTTAAATGAACCTTCTTGCTCTTGGCTTATCGGTGTAAAATTGGCTTTATTTTGCTCTGAATCTTTGGCAATTACAAGGATTTTTCCGTTGTTTCCCTTTTCTACGTTGGTATATTTTGCCTTAATGTCTCTTATAAATCTTGCCGCATCTTCATCTTCCATATTAGATGTTACAACTTCTAATATGCCGCTTGGCAGCATCTGATTATCAAATTGGTTGTTGTTATACAATCCGATTAGATACTCCAATTTAGCGTATTGCATTGCCCCCATGTAGCTAGGTAAACCATAGTGGTCAAACCCCGGCACATAGTCGCAAATGTGAATTACACTTTCTTCGTAAAGGCTTCCGTCTAATTCTTTGAAAAATGGAAATTTATTCAAATGAACTCCATCATTTGACCTGGTTAACCAATCTTGGCTGTACCAAAATCCATCGAGTTCTTTTGAAATCCTAATTCTGTGTTGTGGGATATGTTCTAAGGAATATTCGGCTAAAATCTTGCTTCCTTTTGGCCTACAAACCCTAATATAAGCATTTCCGCTCATGTAGTAATCAAGTGCAATGAATTCAAGCAAAGCTGTAACATTTTGCCTAGAATTTACACGTTTTAGGAAGAATTCTACATTAATAGAACCCTTTATATCATATGAATCTCCAGCAGCGAATTCAGCCTTTGATTGCATTATGGCACCAAGTGTGGCTGATTCTCTTGATAGTTCGGTAAGTCTTTGAGGGAAATCGTTGTTATCCCCTAATGGGATATATTTAGTTCCAACCCTTTTTAGGTTTGGTAAAGGCGAAGGAATAGCAGGTGTACCGAGGTTTACAACATCAAATAGCCCTCTTGCCTTTCCCTTTGTTTGAATTTGGCTTTGCTTCGGCTTCTGTTGCATCTGATTTCTCGGTAAATTTGTTTGGATATTTTTGTTCTAAAACCTGAAGGATAGGCTGATTGACATTATCCATGTCAATCAGTCCTACTCCAAGTATTGATAGGGTTTGCCCTAAGTATTTTGCTTTAACCTTCAACATGGTTAGATTGATGTTGCAGCAACAAGTTCAGCTTCGATTTGAGCAACAGTTGTAGCCGGTACAGTTGCACCTGAGATACCTGTCAATTGACGTGCTTTTTCACCCATTTTGCCTTCCAAGGTAATTACAAAACCATTGGTGTCCTCTTTCTTTTTACCTGAATCAAAATCCGATTTGGTAACTTCCAAGAAAGCCTCGTCTGTGAACACTTCATCATAACCAACTACTAGGAATTTGTTTCCAGCATCGGCGTAAAGTTCGCAAACTGCAACGATTTTACAATTGTCTTGGATTTCAACCAATTTTTTCAATTTGGCTGTCCAAAGTTTGGGTTCAGCAAATTCGATTGCTACGGAATTAACCAATGCTCCTGAATCAACTTTTGCTTCCGCTTGTTTTAGAGAGCATTCGCCCGGTTTGAATTCGATTAACTCAAATCCAACGCCTACCGATGCAAAAACTATGTTAGTGTATTCGTGAGTAGAAGAAGAGTTGGGTGTCCAACTTAATATGTCCTCTTGTTTTGCAAGGAAAAGTTTTTTAACCCCTCCGAACTGCTTTAATTCGGCGCAAGTAATATCAATACCGCCGCCGCCTGTTGTTAGTGCCATTTTTAATTTGGTATTAAAAGAAAGGGGATATTTCTACCCCCTTACTTGGTTAATATTATGCTGGACGAACCATTTTGATTTGAGAAGCGTAACCATAGTTAACGCTAGATGAGAATTTCGCAGAATAGCGATAAACATCATCCATAGTTTGTGGCTTCATGTATAGTGCAGAAACCTCGTTTTGGTCGCTCACAAGGTCAGTTCCGAACCACAAGTTCCCAACTCTTGATGTCATGATAGTGTTTTCAGGGAAGTAGTGTTGACGTGCGATTTGTTTTCCTTTGAAATAAAGAATTCCTTCTTTTTCCCAAGAGGTTGAACCGCTCAAACCAGCTGCAATGTTTGCATCGATGTAAGAATCGCATACATGGTCAGCAGCGTAGAAACGGAAGTCAGGTGCATTCAATACTGCTTGTGAAGTGGAACGGAAAATGTTGGCAAAAAATGTCAACACATTTGATGAGTTGATAAATTTCAAACGAGTGTTTGCACCTGTTGTGATGGTCAAACCTGTTGTAACTGCATCAATCACAATTGAAGAACCGCTAACGGATAACACTTCGAAAGTAAGTCCATTCAAAGTTGCAGCATCTGCGCCTGTGAAGGTTTTGCAATAGACGTGATCACCAACATTCAAGGTAGTAACTGCGGCAGCAAATCCAATAGTTGTAGTTGCGCCAACAGTAACGGAGTTAGGTGTTAATGCACCTGTGGCCGCATCGTATTTAGCAACTGATGAATCGGCCTCGGCAAGAGTTAAGATACCATTGTGCCATTTACGGATAGTGTTACCTGTCAAAGATGTATCACCTCTCCAAATCAATTCGTCAATTTGGTTTTTGATGATTTCGGCTTTGCGTTGAATCAAGAAATCACCCAAATCGGCAGGCATCTCGTTGTTGTTCGCACCTGGCATCATTTGTTGTGCTTGCCAAGATGAAAGCAAAACTGTTACACCAACTTGGTCTTGAACCATCAAGTTAGTTGGAGTTAAGCTGCGCTCAGAAATGGTAGTTGCACCTGAACCATTGAAGACATCTGCCCTTGCTTGGAAGGTAGCATTTGTTTCAATCGCTTGAATTTTTGTTGCAAGTTTTATGTTTGGGATAACCATGATGTTACCCGATGCAATTGTATTGCCTTCGAGTAATAGGTCTGCAACGAAATCCCTTGCTTTTTCCCCAACGTAACTAGGGGAGGAGTAAGTTAGTGCCATTTTGTTTTATTGTTTTTTAGGTTTTTAAAATTGAGTTAAATTATTTTGTTGCATCCAAGGCATTAAGAACCTTTTCCTTTACAGATTTAGGTTTATCTTGGGTGCTTTCATTTTTCTTTTTCTTGTCAATAGCCGGAACGCCTGATTGTTTCAAATTGGCAATCTCGGCATCTTTGGCCGCCAACTCTTTTTCCTTGTTTGCCTTTAAGGTTTCGATTTCGTTTTTTAAAGCAGCAATATCGGCTTCGTGCTTTTCGTTCAATTTAGCAATCATATCTTGAACTTCGTCAGCTGGCATCATTTCTTCTTCCATAACTTCAGAAACAGAAATGATAAGCCCTACTTCATCCGATTGGATATTATACTTTTCTTCACCAATGGTAACAACCATCATTTCAGGAAGTGCTGGTGAAACAGAATCCCCAACCATTGGAACGCCAACGGATTCATCAACCGGTGTGATAGTTACTACGGTTCCATCGTCAAGGGTTCCCGCCATGTTTACTACTTCATTTTTTGCGCCCATAAGTTTTTTAAACTCGTTGCGAATTGTTTCAACAATATTTGCCATTGTGAATTGTGTATTGGTATTAGTAATGTGCTGTCTTAGTTTAGCCGTTGGACGAACGTCCTCAAACTTAGTTGCAAAGCCGAAATCAATAAGTTCTTGAGCATTGAAATAAGTTTCTTTGCTCATCCAATCTTTAATCTCGTCTAAGGTTTTGCCTTTCTTGTTTGATTTCAAATAAATATCGGCGATTTGATTGGAATAGCTTTCAAGGTCATCGGCCATTTTGCGAAGTTCTTCCGAATTTCCACCTGCAAATGCAGAAGCCAAGTGAATCATCATGCGGCTTCCTGAGTTTACTACGATTTCATCGCCAACCATTGGTATAAATGAATCGCAGCTTGCACAAGTTCCTATGATGTTAAATGTAATTTTGGCATTGTTTTCTTTCTTCCATTGGGAAAGGTAGCCGTAAATTGCAAATGCCTCATCAACGTATCCGCCTGGCCCTGAAATATTAATAGTGAGTTCTTGGCCTTTGTAATCCCCTAGAGATTCCATAACTGAATTGAGAGTTACCTCCCAACCAATCTCGCCAAACATATTGATAGTTTTCACAATGCAAAGTAAAAGGGAAATAATTACCTATACTTAGCAAATCATTCAAATTATCTGAATAATTTAATGTACTTGTAAATAGTTCGTTCGCAGATACCGAACCTAATTGCCGTTTCCTTTACGGCTGTATCTGCAACGCCGCAGGATTTTCTTAACTCTTTTTCGAAGTAAGCTATAACCGCTTTCTCCCTTACTCCTTTATCATACAAACCTTTTTCGGCTGTATCGATTAAATCTGATTTAGTAGGTTTCTGCATTGATTTTGAATTAAAAAGAAAGAACAACTTATGCAATCGTGTATGCCCCCAAGATTATTGCGGACTAAAATCGTATTGCAGTTGTGAAGAAGCCTAAAGTGATCGGCCTTATTGTAACGTGTAATATTAACAAGTTGCTGCATCTTGTCTATATCCTCTTGGGTTAGGTTTGCAAATATAGCATTATTTTCAGTTACCATGTGGCTTCACTTTCAATCGTGCTAACTTTTAATTGAGAACGGCTTACATCGGATTCAACTTGGTAAACCTTCATTCGGTCAATTCTTCCGTTAATAACATCAAATGAGTTACCTTGTTGCTGCATCGCTGATAGTTGGTTGAATGTCGATGGTGAAACGATTCCACCTGATGCGAAAGCCCTTCCACCTCCAGCAACATTTATTGCTGAAAGTATTGGCGCAAACATACTCGTTGCTCTTGCCGTCATAACGGATTCGCCGTTACTTGCTAAGATTGGAACTGAATCGCTTGTGCCGCTTCCCGATCCCTGAATTAATCCACCTTTTGCAAACGCCGGTGGTGCCGGTGGTTTTGCTCCTAGAATTGTTGCAATTTGAACGGCAGTAGTCAAACCAATACCAACTGCTGCAATCGCTCCCGCAATAGGTCCAAGTTGTCCTAATGCTTGAACGATTGCTAAAGCCCCTGCAATAGTAGCTTGAAGTGCTTGGATAGCTTGATTGGATTTAAATGCTTTTAATTCGATTTCGTATTTCTCCTTTTCGGTTTTCTTTTTCAAGGCCGTAGTTAACTTGGCTTTTTCTTCATCTGACTTATTTGAATTATCAATTGCCGCTTGTTCTTTAGCCGCCTTATCATCGATTTCGCTAAGTTCATTTTGAAAATACTGGTTTGCCGCACTTGCAATACTTCCAAGAATATTTATTGCTTGCCTTGCAGCTTCTTCTTTAGCATTTTTAACGTCCTCTTGATGCTTTTTTTCTACATCGGTTCGTTCTTGCGCCCTTTCCGCATTGTCTTTATTATACATCTGTTGCGCCGCTAATTTCTTAGCTTCGAATTCTGCAAAATCCTTATAGTTTCCTTCAAGATATTCAAAGTAAAGTTGAGTATCATCAACCCTTAGTTTTTGAGCAAGTTCATAAAAATTTTTCTCTTCTGCTTTTCGTTGATTTTCAAAACCAACTTGCATCGCTGCGGTTTTGGCAACTTGCTCACGCTCCTTTTCGTATGCCTTTTGAATTTCTTCTGCACGATCCTGGAATTCTTTGTTAATCTTTTCTTGGGTTTTTTTCTCCTCTTCAACCCTTTTTTCGTTTACTTCTTTTTGTTTATCAAGTTTCTTTTTTTCTTCCTCTTTTTGTTTATTAAAATATTCATTTCTAAGTGCCTCCTCTTTTTGGTTGTAAAGGTTTTCCAAATCAATTAGACCTTGATTTTTTTCAGTCCTTAGTTTTAATTCTTCGTTAAACGCCTCCTCCCTAAGTATTCTAGCTTCATCACCAGCTTTACCTTCTAAATCCAATTGCTTTCTAATCGTTGCGCCAATTGCCTCATCTGCTTTTTCTTCAAAATCTTTCATGGCTTTTTCTCTTTCTAAATTAAGTTTCGCCATATCTTTCACAACCCCTTCTGCCTTTAACTCCACCTTAATTTCTTTGGTCGCACCTGACAACCCATCAATAAGCCCTTGCTGCTCTTTTAATTTTTGATTTGATTCATCGGTCGATGTGCTTAATTTACTTTGACTATTTGCCGCACTTGCACCGAATGAAAAAAATGTTGCTGCTGCCGTTGCAAGTAAACCTGTAAGGATAGTCAACCCGCCTGTTGCCACTCCGATACTTACTCCGAAAGCCGTACTTGCTGCCGTTGCAACTGATGTAGCCGCCGCCGCTAATTTCTGATAAAGTGCATAAAGGACTGTTTGAGTATTTAACGCCGTTGTTGCAGCCAATTCTTCGCCAAACAAGAATATCTTAATCCTCTTAATTGCTACTGCTGCCGTATCAACTAATGCCTCTTTTGCTTTCAAGAGTAGCATGAAGTTCGTAGCAATTGCACTTGCCTTAGTTGCTGCTGCTGTTGCTTTTTCGGCCGTTTCTTCATCGCCTAGTGCAAGAGTAACTAATTGAATAGCCGCAACTGCACCCGCCGCCGCATCGGTCGCATCGTCCAATGCCTTCTTCGTTGCGTTCTTGGGTTCCCGATTTCCGAACTCGTCAATCTTCCCTGTTGCTTTTAAAACAGCAGTTTCTAACTCTTGTGCTGCTACGGTTGTGTTTTTAAATTCATCGGAATTAATATCCAAATCAGCTGCTACATTTTTTAGCCTAACGATTTCAGCTTCCATATCCCGAATTGAAGCCGTTGCAAGGTTAAATGTGGTCGGATAATTACCCACATTCCTTTGATTATCTCCAACTGTCTTGTCGAAGTCCTTTAATTTGGCAGTTCCTTGTGCCACAAATTGCTGTAATTGCCTAAATTCTTCGCTAGTTTGGTCAATTGGTAACTCTTTTAACCTTGCTTTTGCAGCATTTACCGCCGTTGTTAACTCATTATAGCTTTGGTTTTGAGCGTTTAGGCTTTTATTAAGGTTGATTAGTTGTCTTTCTTGCTGCTGCCTTTCGCTTTTTAATGCTTTTAATTGGGCTGTTTGCTCGATTAAACTTCTATTTTCTTGCTCGGTTAGGTCTTGGCCTGCCTGTTGCCTTGCTCTCAATGCCTCTACCGATGAGGATAGGTCGGTGATTTCCTTATCTAGCTTTGCAATAGCATCAATACTCTTATCGGTGCCAAGAAATTCAATCGAATAAATTAGTTCTTCTGCCATGTTTACAAAACTTTTTTGGTTCTAGTTATTTTTGTAGTTGAAATCTGCGTTACTGTGCTGCCTATGCTTGGACCTTTACCAAGTATAACTGTTATCACATCGCCTGTTGTGGTGAAAATGCCTTCATCCTGGTCAATATTGAAATCCAAAACCTCTCCGCTTGTGTCTGCCGCAAAAGGATTAGCCCAACCATCAATACCATTTTCCTGTGTTTGCATACTTGCTTTGCCAAGTTCTGATTTAAGTAGCAATTCAACCTTGGTAAAGTTGTAGGTTTGAGGTTTGTAATCAATCACCTTGTTGACAATCCAATAAACATCATTGACATACCACAACTTCCTAAAGTTAAGGTTTAAATTGTCAATTTCAAGATACTTGATTTGGCCAGTTGCTTTCACGCCTTCATTTAAAAATGGAACAACCTTACTCCAAAATCTCCAAAACAAGCCATAAGTATCAATGCCTCCGTTAACGTCAAGGTTGCCAAAGTTTAGGCTAAAATTTACCTCCCCATCAATATCAACTGAAAACACTCTTGGGCAATTGGTTGAAAAACCATAAGACGTGCCGAATAGCGAATCCCTTAATTTCCATTCATAATGTTTCAAACCTGATGAACCAGGAAAGAAGGAATCGTGGTCGCTAAACTTGTGCATCAATATTCTAGGTTCACAAGAGTAAGTAGGTTGATCATAACCGCTGGTCATTTGCCCCATTATTACAGGGACTAACAGAACTTGTGTATATCCACCAGCACCTCCGATTTTTCGATATCCCATGTATGTCGGCGAAAAGTGAACATTCTCGTATTTTTGCTCACCTTTTTGAAATCTCTTATAAAGGTCATGATAATATGAACCATAAATGTGTGGTGTTTTATCACCTCGCAATACTAAAATACCATCACTTGAATCGTCTTTGTATTTCCAAATTAATCTTCGTTTATAGCTGCTTAGAAAATCAATCTTAAACTCTTCATGTTGTTGAACTTTATTCGAATAATCAACCGCATCCGAAGTACCAAGATAAAAACCATCCACATTTGCCCCGGTTGAATCTACCCAACTAAACATGGATTCAATACGAATCGTTCTTGCAAGAGGATCAGTATCAAAAACCAAGTTGAACAATTGGGTTAAGCCCTGAATAAACTCCATTGCTGGTCTATCAGGTAAGGTGTTAGCTATGTCATATTCGCCCCCGATTTCAATGTTTTCCGAGGCAATGAATTCTATTTTTGAACCCGACAAGATATTGATAGCATTGCTATTTAACGGCCAAAAGCAAATAGAATAATTTTCTCCTGCGGTCAAATAAACATCGGCCTCCAATACTACTGATTGACTTGCTCCGTTTACAAAATTAATATCGGTAAACCTATGTAAAGGAAACATATTAGGTGTACCCTGATGAAGCCAAACTTGGGCAATGTTGTTACCCATTGAAATGCTCAATGTCATTCGGATAGTCATCGTCCCACCTTCGGCTGCTGTGAATTTAAAGCCTGTCAATGAGGTTGGTGCCGACGAGAATAGAGGTGGAGGTATAACAGTTATAGCTGTGCTTATTAAGCCTTGGTTTTTTACATCTGATACCTCTACATTTGGCCTCAATGTAAATTGTGAACTTCCCGAAATGATTGCTTGTGTTGTGTTCCAATTTGCTCGGTAGTAATAGTCTTGGTAAACTGCTGCTGACCTCTTCCAATTCCCTGAAGTGAAAGGGTAAACCAATCGCCTAATATCGTCATTGTCAAAGAAATCGGATGTAATGGTGTAGCCTACCTTGGTAAAGGCCGCAATCACCATATCGCGAATAAAGGGTGCAGTCCTAAGTTCGTAATCCATTATAGCATTACCAGCATAAGGTTTATTCCCTATATCGCCGTATTCAATTAGCGGATAAACGTGATTGTAAAGGTTTGAACTTTCGCTTTTATCTTGTTGGTTTGCGGCCAAAATGTTCGGATAACTCCAAGTTGTTCGGCCTAATCCCAATTCTCTTAGGTTTAACTTCGCTAACCTGTCTGCCCAATCGTTCATGCCTGAGAATATAGCAAGTTCATAAAAATCGGGCAAATCGGTGCTAGTTGCAGAACGAATAAGGCAATACCCTGTTATGTGTGGAATTCCATTTACATTCAGTTCACAAGGCACATTAATCGTATCGCCTTTTAATGACTTAACTTTGTTTTCGTCTTGGCTAATTGTAGCCAAAAATAAATGTCTTAGAACAATATTGGTTTCTTGGTTTGCTTGAACCTTGATGGTTTTAGAAAAGTCACCTTTCCTTTGCCCGATACTTTCCCAATCCACAATTGACCGATTAATTGAAACAGGAAATTCCGCATCTTCAGGAAGAGGCAAAGAGTATCTTACCCCATTAATTAACAATATTAACTCAACCGATACCATTGTAGTTTTTGTTTGCTTGGGTGTAACTTATCATAAGTTTGTTTTCCTTTTTTATCTGGTCAACTATGGTAAACTTACCATCATTGATAAGGATAGGTTCGTGAATAGTGCCTTGATAGTCGGCTGCTTCATAGACAGTAACATTGTCAAAGTCAACTCCCGCAGGTGCAGAACCGCAATTAAATTCAATCACCAAGTCAACTGATGAAGCCGTAAAGTAGGTGTATAGGTTGTTCCCATTTACGCCTAGGTTAGCCAATTGCGCCCCATCAACATTTATCTCCACATTATTATTATTGGTAACTTTTGCAGTTATTTTGTAGGTTTTTCCAATCGTCAAAATTCCTGATTGCGTGAGTAGTCCAATTGCGTTACCTGTTGTAGTATCAGCTACATTTAACTTATTGCTTGCTATTGTCATCGTTGCCCAAGGGTCAATGCTCGTAGTCCAATTTGATGGCGAAGCAAAACCTCCATTAACTACTAAATTGGAACCGGTTGTGCCTTGAAGTGGATAATAAGTTTCAAGAAATACCGCCTTAGATTGAATCAATTCACGAAGAAAATAGGCCAATTGTGTTGATAAAGGTCTTGATTCAATTCTATTTATTTCAATTGATTTATCTTTGAATAATCCAATTTCTGCATAATTGGTTTGAAACGAGTAACCGGAACCGATGTATTTTTTCCTTGACCAAAGTTCTTTTTCTGTATCGAATTCTATAATCTGTTTTGTCTTAAATGTGAAATAATTAAATGCACCTCGTTGATTCAAATAGGCAATACGTTTTTCTGAAATAGCACAAGAATTATCAACCTTAAAGTGATACAATTCGCTTATAACTACATTTCCTGCATCCGCTATTCCAACTGAGTAAGAAGCGATATTACTATTCGCTCCCATAATATTGACTATGAAATGAGTTCCGCAAGAAATATTCCATCTTTCATTTGTTGACCAAGGAATTGTGCTTGTAAATGAATTGGTTGTGCCATCATCATAGACTACATTGACCTTTAACCTATCAAAGTTCCCGGTCTTAATTGCTTGAATAAAAAAGTTATCGCTTGGCCCAATTGGAATCACCGCATCATAGCTAATATTCAGAATGTCTTCCAAAAATCCATTGATTGATTGATCGAAGTTATAAACAGCTGAATTGTGAACGTAGAAGATATGAGATTGCTCGAAGGAACCGGTTACAATTAACCCGCCACTTAAATATTCTTCAGTCAAATAAACTGAAATCCTTTTACTTGAATTGGTGCAAATTTGATGATTGCCAAATAAGGGGTCATCAAACCCAACTATTGAAATAAGAATTGGATAAATGTCAATTGTGAATGTATCGCTGGTTCCAATATCAAGAGGTTTCCTAATGGTTGCATAAGTAACGGACGTATCCTCGTCAACCACTATGCACTTAATATTAACTATGCCGCTCCTGTTTGATGTACAAACAATTGGTAGTGGATGAAAGGCCGAAAAGTGTGCATTATCATCGGGCTGTTGAGTGATTGTAATTGCCATTATTTTAAAATCTTTTGTTTGTCAAGTATATCAGAAATCGAACGGCCTAGGGCTATTAATAGTTGCTCGTTTACGTCCTTGGTCAACTCTTCCCTTTTTTCGTTTAAAACGTGGCTAACAAAATCAGTTCTTCTTCCGTTCTTTGAAAATCGGTAACTGCCCGATGTTGGTGTTCCTTGTTTCTGAATGGTTTTAATTATCGGCCAAAGTGCATCCTGGTTAATCCCCCTTACCCTCATCCATGATTTTAAATCTTCAATCCCTTGCTGATTAAAACCATGCGGTCTGCTTCTGTTGTTTACGAATACCGAATAGTCCTCAGCAAAACCATTTATCGTTGCACCGCTAACATCTGCCCTGATTGAATTAAGAAGTCCACCGGTAGCAACGTGTCCTTGTGCGGTCAACTCATCCTTAATCCGTTGGGTAAGGTTATCCCCAATCGCTTGAAGTTCATCGTTTATAGTAAACATTCTGAGGCGGTGTTAAGTGTAAATTCAACCTGAATCAACCATAGCCTCTGAGTGCTATTATAGGGACTTCGTGTTCTAGTTATTGAAGATTTGCAATTCAAATCATCATTGGCAAATATTGCTATCAAAGTAGCATTAATGTCTGTATCGTACTTGCTGAATAGCGTGTGCAAATAATCCTGAGAATCTGCTAATGTTTCAGTTTGCATCGCCTCTGTAACATTATAAATGAAGTTAAGCCTAATAACGTGATCTGTAAACGGTCTTATCCTGTCATTGGTTGACTTAATTATGTTCAAAATACACAATGGATTAACCCTATCATGCTGGGTATTCATATCAAACAGATAGCCTTCCATGTAGTCATAAGAAGCAAACGGCGATTGAAGCGCAACCCCTAGAATAGAAGTTTTTATCTTATCTCTTAACTGTGCTATTGTCATGGGTTTGCTTTTATTGGTTCGGGTTCGTTGGCTTGGTTAAATGCGGTCTGTGCGTTCTTATAGGCTAAGTAGGTAAGGCATTCTCTAAGTTTTGCTCGTTCAACTGCCTGATTTGCTGTAAGTCCTGCGATGGAAAACCCGCCGAAACTAACAAGGTCGATAAACGCTCCATAATATCCGAACCTTGTAAGGTGGTCGATTCCTTTGTTTGCTCCCCTGATAGGAGGGTTGAAAAAATACCCAAACTCTTCAACCAGTTTTTCCTCTGCTGCAAAAAAAAAGAAACAAACCGAAAAACTAAATCCATTGGTAAGGTCTTGAATTCTTCGGCAACCGCTTGCACTTCGTCAGAGTTGTAAATAGGAAATCCCTTTTTTCTGCAAAGTACCGCCATAAGTAAATGGGCGTTTTCGAAGGTGTTATTTTCAATCTCGGTTTTGATAGCCTTTATTGTCTGCGCATCCATCCACTCTCCCCAGGTCATCTCGTTGTAAGTCCAATCGGGAAAGTAGTAATCCCTTCCATTATGCGAAAATTCTTTTACCTCATCCCAATCTGATTGAAAGTTCAAAAACATACCAACATGTGATAGCATCTGTTCAACTATTGACTTCGGTAGTGATTTTATAAAGTCAACATTTTCGCCCGACAAAATTGATAATTCAGTTGCCTTTTGTTCGTCTTCCTTGAAATCTTTTAATGCAACGATTTTTTGAAATTGCGCCAAAGTAACCTCGCTCCAGTTTGAAGGTAGGCTTATTTGTGTTTTGCTTGTTGGTGTGTTTATGCTAAAATACTGCATTGTGCAAAATTATTAATTCTTATTTGAATTCTGTGCAATTAAAATAAGTCCAGGTTCTAACAGGGTTGGTTTCCTGCTTCATGGTTCCTTCCAAATTGTACCCGCTACAATTTTCAACCATTGTTGTGTCTGTGGTTTGGTAATCCCAATACTGAACCATGCAGCTTTGGCATTTTTGCTTTTGGCAAGAGGTGACTAATCCAATTGCCATAAACGATATGATTATTTTTTTCATGTGGCAAATATAAACCATTACGCCCACATTATTATCTTTCCTTTCTTAACTACTTC